AGGGATCATTTCGATTAAGTCATCGATGTTTTTAAATTCCTGATTCAGCATATCCTCTATCCATAATCCATAAGAGATAGATTCCTTTATTGAATGATTGAACCACCAAATATCAACCGATATATTTGCAGTTCGCCCAAGGTTTAGATGAACCCATTTAATGAATTCATTAACTTTGTCTAACTTGAAAGGGTCTATTATCATTTTATTATCCTGTTATTTTCGATTAAAAAGTTTATTAATTTCACTAAGACCCATAAAAGGCCAGAACACAGCAAAAAGTATGACTTCTGCCCTGCTTGTATTTTACTTCCAGACCTTATTATTTTGCTTGGTGATTGCATTATGCAAATAAAAATTACTATTGTCAATAATATTTGCTTAAATATCTTTATAAGTGCTATTTAGCAGAGTTATTTTCCTTTTGATGAATCTATGCTATTATTAGAAAAATAAATACAGCTAAGGATAGCGTATGTTTTGTAGCCGGTGTGGTGGTTCAGGAGAAGTTTATGGAAATGGAATGCTCAAGATTGATTGTTTTGTTTGTGATGGCGATGGTTCCTATGAGCCTGAAAAGGTTGTAAAAACGGTAAGAATTGATAAGAAGAGCAAAGCTTATAGAGACGCGATTAAAGAATTAATGGCCCTAAATCCCAACATTGATAGAGGCGAAGCTGCTAGAATGTTTGAAGAAGCTTATAACAAAAGTTGAGGTGCATTGTGGACACAGAGAAGCCCAAAAAGAAATATAATTATACAAAAAAGCCGGGTCGTCCCACAAAATATACTCCAGAGCTTATAGATGAGATTTGTGAAGCTATTGCATCTTCTGAGCTTGGGTTGCAACATTTATGTGATGCTAATCCACATTGGCCTGAACGAGCTCGTATATTTATATGGCGTAGAAAATACCCGGAATTTAAGCTCAAATACGATAAGGCAAAAGAAGAGCAAACCGATGTTTGTTTGGAATATATGCAAGAAATTGTGAACGAGCCTCATACATATACCGACAAGGATACCGGCGATAAAAGAGTCGATGTTGCAATGCTTAAAGTAAAATTAGATAACATGAAATGGCAGATGGCTAAGCTTAAGCCTAAGAAGTTCGGCGATGCTAAAAGTGATGTTGATACATCTCATGCTGCTGAAAGTCAAAAAGCACTAGAGCATGAAAAGAGATTAGAAGAAGCATATAAAAAGGATTGTTGATGACTAAAAAACATGTAGAATTAACTCATGTTATTGACCTTATTTGCAAACCCAAAAAAAATAAAATAATAAACCCGCCAAGCCTCTGTTGGTTTCTCACACATTCCAGACATGCTCAAACCGCGCGGGTTCCTATATAGGGATTTAAATGATGTTTCCAATTGATACGGGTAATAAGCTCCCTAATAGTTTTAGAGACGAGATTGTTCCATTATTAATAATAATTGACGAACTGTCTCTCTCTATTCAGAACTTACAATCGCGCGTTGATAGAATCGTTGCGCTGTGCTCCTCTGATCGAATGCAGGAAATTATTAGAATTATTGATAATGTAGACGAACGCGTTTGGGAAATATTAATGTAATTTATTGCAACATACTGAAAACAACCTATAGCGCATCTCAGTTTTATAGCTGGGTTGTTCCCTAGCGGCCCTCTAGCGCGCGAAATGGGCATTAGAGTTGGAATTGATAAAAAATGACAATCAATTCAATCACATGAAAAACACCATTAAATCAGTTGGTTATATAAAATTACAGCAATGGTATCACATGAGATATGTTTTTAATACTAAAAAGGAAGTTAAATGGCCATATTGAATCAATGGATTGATGATAAGTTAGCAGTCATAGTCAGCAATTTACCTACATTAATACATCAAGACGCCGCAAGCTTTGCATCTGGCTACAATACAGGTTATAAATCTGCACTGCTTGACCTTGAAAAAAAACTAGATAATATATTGGAGGGCTCAGATGGCTACCCTCCTTCATTGCCTCAGATTTATAAATCCACTTCGGAATTTGGAGATTTATTTTGATGGACAGCATACTCACCTGTAAAAAATGCCAGCAACCGCTTGATAAGCCTGAATTAAATGAGTCTCTACCAGATAGCTCTAATGATTCACCATTGATTACTACTTCCGCTATAACCACTGGAGCAGGGAGAAATCATATGATTGACTGGGTGATTGAAGTAGTGAAATTATGTACATGGTTAGGGATAATATATTTCATGATAAAAACATTTAAATAGATTATTCCCCGTTAGCTCAGTTGGTAGAGTTCGTGACTGTTAATCACGCGGTCGGTGGTTCAAGCCCATCACGGGGAGCCACACTACAAGCGGAAGAAATAGCATTCAACCAGCCCCAATCCTGGTTGATGGGTGTCAGCACGCACCAGACAATGGACTGTCCCTACTTTAAGGGAGTAAATGTTCTTCAGTGCTCTGCAAGGGTCGGCAGTAGTAAGGATCGAAGAGGGTGCAATCCCCTCCTTTACTTTTAATAGGACTTTGATGGTCACAGAAGATGAACGATTGCGATTACGATCAAAGCTCAAGGGAAGTCTTATCGAGTTTACAAGATACTTTTATCCATTACTAACAGGCCGTACATTTATTGTGTCACAACCCCAGGGTAGAGAATCTCACCACTTGATTATTTGCACTGCTCTCACCCGAGCTGCACGATTAGAAATACCTAATCATAAATTATTAATTAATGTCAGCCCAGGCTCAGGAAAATCAACATTATTATCCATGTGGATTGCATGGACAATGGCTAAATACCCTGATTCACGCTTTCTATATATTTCATATTCTAAAGTACTAGCTGCAAAGCATACGGAAACAATTAAACGTATCATGCAACTCTCAACTTATGGACATTTATTTGATGTAAGGATTAGACATGACTCAAAAGCCAGAGAATATTTTCAAACAACTGCTGGCGGAGCTGTGGCTGCATTTGGAAGCGGTGGAGCGATTACCGGCCAAGACGCAGGGCTACCAGCACTTAAGCGATTTTCAGGTGCTGTTATTATTGATGATGCGCATAAGCCGGATGAAGTACATAGCGATACAATTCGACAATCTGTTATCAACAATTACAGAGAGACTATCCAGCAGCGTGCACGCGGAATAAATGTACCAACAATCTTTCTGGGGCAACGACTACACGAAGACGACTTAGCGGCGTATTTGATTTCAGGAAAAGACGGTTACGAATGGCACAAAGTCATTCTAGAAAGCCTTGATGGCGCTGGAAATGCGATGTACCCAGAGATAAATCCCAAGGAGATGCTCTTTAAGAAGCAAGAGACTGACCCTTACGTATTCGCCAGCCAGTATCAACAGAATCCCATTCCCTCAGGTGGTGCATTATTTAAACCTGAATGGTTCGTGATGCTGGAAGAAGAACCGAATGTATTGTATAGTTTTATTACAGCAGATACTGCAGAAACAGCAAAAAGCTATAATGATGCGACTGTATTTAGTTTCTGGGGCATATATGAAATTGAATCTTTTGGTATAAAAACAGGTCAATTTGGGATTCATTGGATAGATACCCTTGAGACAAGAATTGAACCTAAAGATTTAATGCCAACTTTCTTGGATTTTTGGCAGGAATGCATGCGCTATAAGAAACCCCCCGAAATGATTGCTATAGAAAAGAAATCGACTGGTGGGACCCTGTTAAGTTTATTGGACGAAATACGAACCGCAAAGCTTATGGACATTCCTAGAACAAGAGAGCAAGGAAATAAGACAAAACGATTCTTAGAATTGCAGCCATATATAGCTAAAAGACGCGTTTCTTTCCCAGCATACGGACGCCATGTAAAGCTTTGTTTGGAGCATATGAGTAAAATTACAGCGAATGAGACGCATCGTTGGGATGATATTGCAGATACATGTGCGGACGCTGTTAAAATAGCACTAATTGATAAATTACTTATCTCTGCGCATATCAATGGCACTAATTACGATGAGATAGCAAAAAACTTAACACTGCACCGCACAAACTTAAATCGACTCAGAAAGAATGCGTATACAAAATAGTTAAATAAGATACAATAAATACATCTAAAGAGAAAGGATTCTCTTAAAGGAGCTGCTACATGGACGTAGCGAAACGCTATCAAGATAATCTTGCGCGCATCAAGAAAAAAGTACGCAATGCGCATGACTATTTCAAGCACAACTACGACCGTTACAATGAATTTCGGAAGTTTGTGTTTGAGTCGTCGTTAACAGAAGACGAAATTACTCTATTGATGTCAAGGAATCTACCTCAGTTGGAGTTTAACGTTTTAGAGGCTTACCTCAGTAGGCTTTTAGGTGAGTTCTCAAAACAAGAGCCAGATATTAAAGTCAATGCTTTTGATGAAGACCGGGCCGACCCTGTAACGATTAAAGTAGTCGAGCAGCATCTGAAACATGTGTTTATGGACGCAAACAATGAGCACACTCGGTACGAGGTCTACAAAGACTTATTATCGGGTGGGTTTAGTGTCATGAAAGTCTTTACTGACTATGAACATCCAATGTCTATGAATCAAGCCATCAAATTCTCTAGATGCGAGCCCACTCTTTGTGGTTTCGATAAGATTGCCCGATATTCACATAAAGGCGATGGCAATTTTTGTTTTGAATTATTTCCTAAAGATGGAGATGAGTTTCAAGAAGAATATCCAGACATCTCTATAGGGACATTGAATTTTAGAAGAGATTTTTCGGGGTTCAATTGGTCTTATCTTAATGACAATAGCAAAATTGTTGTTGTCGGAGACTACTACGAGAAGAAACGCAAAGAAGAAACGATTGTCGAAGTGCGCGATGCCGGTGTCATGACCATGAAAAAATACCGAAAGATGGTTGATGAATGGGATGATATTACTGTACCTCCTTCGATTATAGGTAAATCCCGAAAGACAACACTAGACACCATTTGCCGCTATCGGGTAATTGAAAGCCAAGTTATCGAATACGAAGAAACTGATTACAGCCATCTGCCATTGGTATTTATTGACGGCCATTCATTGTTGATTAAGACTCCACGAAATGGCAACATTAGACAAGTAACGAGACCCTATGTGTATCATGCGAAGGGTGCTCAGCGCCTTAAAAACTATGCAGGTATTTCGCTTGCTAATGAAATTGAAAACACGGTACAACATAAATTCATGGTGGCTAAAGAAGCTCTTCCAAAAGAAGAAAAGTTTCTTGATGCATACCGAGATGTACAGAAAGAAGCTGTACTTGTATTCAATTCTGTACATGAGTCTAACCCTGATTTACCTATTAATAACCCGATAAGGGAGATTCAACGCGTGCCGGCTCCTCCTGAGATTGCGCAAGCGTTTACAGGTACTGATTCCCTTATTCAAAACGTACTCGGTTCATATGATGCTAGCCTTGGGATTAATAACAATCAATTGTCTGGAGTGGCTATTGTTGAAGCTGCAAGTCAATCTAACGCAACAGCAATGCCTTATATCGTTGGTTGCTTGCAAGGATTTCAGCGTGTGGCCCAAATTTATGTTGATTTGATGCCCAAGTACTTCACAACACCTCGAACTATACCCATCTTAGATGAAGAAGGAAAACGACACTTTGTCCGTATCAACTCTGAAGGCGGTATGCCGATGGACTTTGATACTAATGCGCTGAATGTCTCACTCAAAGCTGGTGCTAGCTTCCAAGTTCAGAAATCCAGAACAATTATGATGGTGAAAGAGATTATGGGCATGTCGCCTCTTGTAGCTCAGTTTATGGCTGAGAAAGGCTTGAACTTCATTCTCGACAACATGGAAGGTAAAGGCGTTGAAGAATTGAAGTCACTCATTAATGAATGGGTACAACAATACCAACAAGAGAAGAAGCAAGCCCAGGAAGCGCAACAACAAAACCCTGCGGCGATGAAGGCTCAGACGGATGCTGCGAAGCTTCAATTCGAACAACAGAAAGCGCAAGCACAATTCCAAATTGACATGGCTAAATTGCAACAAGCAGAACAGAAAGTTACAGCCGATTTACAATTAGGACAGCAATCAAGCAGCGTGCAAGTGCTCAAAGCAATGACTGAGCGATTTGCAAAACAAGTCGATTATTCTTTGAAGCATAAAGATATGGGCCATAAACACATTAAAGAAGCTTTGGAAACGCATCATAAGATAAGGCAATCTCATGGAAAGCATAGAGCACATAACTGAGTTAAATGGGAAGCAAATGAGTAGCATCAGCTTTGGAGAGTTAGTAAAGCAATTAACAGGCGCATCTTTTGAGGCAGTTTATAAGGACTATTTAAACAAAGGAGAAGGCAATGGCAAAAGGGAAGGTAACTTGGAATGATTTACATTCCGCTACATTTAATGAATTAAAGAAGACATACCGAATTAATGACCGCCAACTTGAAAATCAAGTAAGAACACATATGGATGGCGCTGGTAACGCAGAACGACGCGAATTATACAAAACAGTATGGGATAAGAAAAGATGATCACAGTGCAATCTCTGGAAGCAAGAAAAGATATATTAGCTACAACGCTTTGCAGTTGTGAAGAAAATTTGGCATCAGTAAAACAACGCGCAAAGATTATTAAAAAAGAAATTGAGAATACACGAGGCGCTATTCTTGAACTAGAAAGCCTTATTGATGGAGTCGATCATGCCTCTTACTAAAGGCAAAAGTCGCAAAGTTATATCTGAGAACATTTCGGAGATGGTCGCTGCTGGCCATCCACGAAAACAAGCAATTGCTGCCAGCCTAAACGAAGCTCGTGAATCTGGTGCAAAAATCCCAAAAAAACCTAAGGACCAACAAATGAAGCACGAGCATAAAAAAGAACATCACAAAGAAGATCACAAAGAACATGCTAAGAAAGAACCCCATGGGAAACATGAGGCACATAAAGACATGCATCATCACCACAAAGAAATGCATAAACATCATATGAAAGAATTAAAACACCATGAAAAAATGATGTCGCACCATCACAAAGGAACAAAAAAAAAGTAGGCCATCCTGATAAAAAGGAAGATGAAGGATTAATACGTAAAATGGTTAAAAAGGGCTGTTTAAAATGATAAAAGAATTAGAACAAAGATTGGATGTTATATGTGAATCACTAGAAGGTCAGAAAGAAGAGTTTGAAGAAGCTGCTACGCTTTGCGCCCAAGCAATAAATGGAATGAACCAACGAGTCGAAAGGATAGAAAAATGGATGGAAAACGTAAATCAGTTAAGAAAGATAAATCGGGAAAAGATAAAAGCCCATACTTGAGACACGAAGAAAAGGATACAAAGAAAGCATTTAAATCGGTTGAAAAATCTGTAAAGCCTGTTGCAAGAGATACAAATAAAACGAGACGAAATACTACTAAAGCTCGTATTGTTGGTGATACGGTAAAGACAGAAAAGCCCGCTGCGAATCTCAGGAGAGCTATGAAAATAGGGATGAAAAAAGATTGTTAATTAAATATTTATACGATTAAGTACAGGGAGGTTAATATGAGTTTATTTAGTTCGATGATATTGCCGAGTTTAGAAAAGGGTCTGATTGCCTTAGAACCTGAATTTAAGATATTTCTCTTAAGCCAAGCTAAAGCAGCTTTACCCGATTTATTAAACTGGATCGAAAGAAAGCATGCCGAAGAGTCTTTGGCTCAGAGTGGATATAGTCATGACTAATAATTGGATAAAAGGGGCTATTAAGCATCCTGGCAAATTGCATCGTGAACTTGGTGTTCCAGAAGGAAAGAAAATTCCAGCCAGGAAAATGGCTAAGGCAGAGCATAGCAATAATCCCACGATTCGAAAAGAAGCCAATCTTGCAAAGACATTAAAAGGATTAGGAGCTAAGTAATGGGCGAAAATAAAGAAAAATTGAATGAAAAGAAAGCGAAGGAATTTTTCATGCCTAAAAAATCAAATTGCGGGCGCGTTTCCTATCCAATTGGTCTTACTAAAATGCTGAAGGAATATGACAAAGAATTATTGCATAAACTACCCAATGAACTGAGGGGGGCTTTAAAAAATAATTATTCTGGCGCTTGTGATTATCATTTGAATGAATTCATACATGGGTTTTTTTAAGGGAGCTAAAAATGAAACAAAATGGCGGATACAATAAACCTTCTCATCCAAGGAAAGGAATGATCGACAATCACATTGTACGTGATAAACATCAAGAAGGAATCGAGAGAGTCAAGCAACGTAAAAGCGAACACGATCCTCGAGATACTGAGGGACATAACGGCAAAATGGGACGCGGTGATAAGGCCGAATGGGCACGCAAGGGCGATTCATTAACCCCTAGAAAAGCGTAGCAATTAAGCTAAAATCTAATAAGGACATTACAATGGGTATTTTACAATCTCCGCTTCCTATTCCAGTAACGAATGGGAATTATCCTCAATTCAAGTTTGCTGTATTTACTGACAATTTGGGCGCCGTAACGACTGCAGGATATTTAAATAGTAGTAATATTGTATCTGGATTTCCTTTATCAAATGCAGATATTGTGATGGCATTGTACAGTTACAATCAGCAAACTACCTCAGGAACATTCGGTATATTCACGGTTAATATCGCACCTGCATCGGGACAAATTATTTTGACTTTATGGGGTAACTCAGGCGATGCAGTTCTCCCTACTACAGCAAACTATTTGGCACATTTTACAAATACCACAGGGACTATTTCTTCTGCCTCTGGTAATGTCATTCAGCCTGGAAATATTTCTGCGGGTTTGTCAGGAACAGCCGGAACAGTAGCCTCTTTCCCTTCTGTTGCAAGTAAAGGTTCTTTAATATTGGCAGGCGTTGCTAATACAGGAAATACTAATACGACTATCAGTAATTCTGCAATGGGTCAAGCTTCAGTGATTAGCATTCCAGATCCTGGAGCAGCCACAGCAAATTTTGTAGTAGCTCCCTCAGCTTTTGTGAATAATAATTTGGTACAGGCGAGTGGGACATCTGGTTTGCTTGTGGACTCAGGAGTTTCTGCAGCAAGCTTGCCTTCTGTCACTACTCCTACTATAGCTAACCATATAGCAGTATTTACTAATACCGCCGGCAATCTAGGTGAGGATGCAGCCACAGCAATCAATGGAGGCAACATACAAGCAGGCCTTCCTGGAACAGGGGGAACTTTGACATCTTTCCCAGCAGGACGTCCAAACAGAGGTTCATTAACCGTTGCGGCGGCAGAAAATACGGGAAATACCGCTACAACCATTACTAACGCTGCAATGGGTCAAGCTTCAGTGATTAGCATTCCAGATCCTGGAGCATCTACGGCTAATTTTATGCTTAATACTGGTGCTACGGCAATGGCTGCAGGAAGTAGTATTGTTATGGCCAAAGTGAATGGTACAGAAGTATCTAATGCGATGACAGCGAATGGTGTTGCTGGATTGATTACTACTTCCGTTATAACCATTGGAGCAGGAGGAAGTTATACGATTAACTGGACAAATTCTTTTATCACGTCAACTTCTGTTGTTTTACTAACCTCTGTGGCGGGAACAAATACTATTGAGGATTACAATTTGAGATGTGTACCCGGTAATGGCTCAGCATCTCTTATTATTTGGAGTACAAGTTCTGCATCTTTTAATGGAACTTTAACTTTAAGTTATTTGGTTATGTAATAAGTTGTAACCTTTTATCAGGCTTAATCTTTTTTCTTCCTTTTTGATTAAGCCTGATATCTTTACATCGGAATTAGATTTATTTTAAACCATTTATCTATTTCTATTTCCTTATAATAAACACGTCCGTTTAATTTGTAATAGGGAAAATCTTTGGCCGTGTATCTTATTCTTCTAACCCATCGCAATGATACCGAGTAATGACTTGCCAATTCCTTCTCTGTAAAGAATTTATTGTTATCTAATATCATATCATCCCTTTCAGTTATTCTATTCCATTTATAACTATATCCTGTCCTTAGCTATCGGTCTTCTACCTTGTTTTACCTTTTATTACCTTGTTTTACCGTTTATTACCTTGCTTTACCGTTTATTACCTTCTTTATCATTTTATTCCTATACGCATCGAGACGCTCTTATTTATCAACTACATTGTTTGTGTGGGGCATGGATTGCTAGCAAAGGATTGCTAACCACATCAAACGAGACCCATGCGTTATGTGGGGATAGATTTTTAGCGTGACGGCGTAATAGTCCGAGACCTGTTCGATAGGCAGTGGCGTTACCGTGGCGGGGCAATAGCTAGAAGGAACGATGATGGACAATAGTGTTATGGATAACACCGCGCCTGATATTAATCAAGCGCCCGCAGACCTTTCGCCTCAGTCAAATGAGCGGAGTTTTAAGCAATCGGAATTAAATGAGATTGTTGGAAGAGCGAAACATGATGCCGTGGAGTCGTTTAAACGTCAACAGACGCAGCAACAGCCAGCGCAACAACATGCCGCTACCGAACCAACGCACTCACAGAGATTATTGTCTGAGGATGATGTTAAACGCCTAACCGGCGAAGAACTGAATCGTCAACGCGAAGATTGGGAGAGGCAAAACCTTGAACGTCAACAAGCGGATGCAGCCAAAAGAATTGTGGGTTCATATCAAGAAAAGATTGCGGCGGGTAAAGATAAATATGAGGACTTTGAGACTGTCACGAATAATGTTGATATGCGCTACTATCCTAATGTTGTTCAACTTTTAGCTGAACATGTGGATAATGCCGCCGACGTATTTTATGACCTGGCAAGAAACAGAACTAAGCTTCATCAAATAGAATCTGTATGCCAACACAACCCTCAAGACGCAATATATGAGATTCAGCGTTTGTCTACCTCCATCAAGGCAAACAGTGATACCTCAAGAGTGAAATCATCCAATTCACCATTGTCCCAGCAGCGACCTTCTTCTACCGGAACGGATTCTGGCGGCGCTCTGTCAATGAAAGACTTGAAAAATAAATATAGAGCGTAAGGCCGCCTGAGTCCTAACTTAAATTCTAGTTAGGAGTTACTAACATGGCAGTTTTCCCTACGAATATTTTACAACAAGTACAAACCTATCAACGATCTGGGCTTGCACTATTACAGAACTTATGTTGTCATATTGCTACAGCTAATACAAAATTTAAAGATTTTGACTTAATACAAGCCAACTTGGGCTCGACTGTGACGTTCGATTTACCACCACGCTTTACCACTACTGCAAGTTTAGTTGCTTCATTTCAGCCAGCAGTACAAAGAGTTCAAACTCTTGCGTGTGACCAAGCAAACAACACTTCATTCGCTGTTACATCGCAACAACGTATCTTCAACCTGGAAAAAGGCGAAGAAGATTACATGCGAGTGTTCGGAAAGTCGGCTATTGCAGAGCTTGCAACTCAAGTTGAAGGCAACGTTGCTCTTAACTGGGCATCAGCAGTTAATTCACAATTAACTAATACGCTTAATACTTTCTCAGGCCCATACCGATTCTACGGTAATGGAACCCAAGCACTCACATCATACCAACAACTTGCTCAAGCCATCATGTTCTTCAAGAACTACGGCTCTGTGGCTGAAGGGATTAAGGT